TATGAGAACCGGAAGTACTGGCGTCTTGTAGTCGGCATGAGCAAGGAACCCGTGAAAAAGGGCGGGAAGACTTACCACTGGATAGACCTGTCGAACTCAATGTCAAAGAACATCACTCTGACGGACGCGGGCGGCACCGTGCATATCGTCACCATCGGCGGCGTATCAGACACCATGAACTCAGCGCCCAGGGAAAATGACAGCGTGGTGGGCATGGGTCATCAGTGGGACACGGAGCGGCAGGACGTGGCTATCATCACGGCAGGGGGATGGACTGTGTATAAGGACATCAACCACTATGACCTGCCTCACGCAAATATCGTCAACAAGTTCGGCATCGACGAGGTGCTGATGTCCTCAGACCATTATATCCTCCGGCCTTACGCACAGCCGGATGACGAGCAGACGGCACTATGCTACCGCGGCGTGTATGACGACACGAAATACTACGGACACAACGATATCGTGAGCCTTGACGGTCAGACGTGGATAGCGTCGGGCGTGGAGAGGGGAAAAAGCATACAGGGTAAGAAGCCGTCGGCGGACACGCCCTATTGGACGGTATGGGTGGCAAAGGGCACGGACGGCACGGAGCTTATCTCGCTGGCACTGGAGCTGACGAGCGGCACTTATTCATGGCGTGACGGTCAGGGCAAGGTGGCCACGATAGCGGCTTATGCTATGCGGGGCAACTATGACATTACTGACGCTCAGGACGCGAGCCAGTTTGTGTGGACGCGTGAGAGCGCTGACACGGAGGGCGACAAGGACTGGAACGGCAGCCACAGCGTCGGACGCAAGACGCTGGACGTGAGCGACACGGACATGGCGGGCACATGGACGAGTTTCGTCTGTACGCTTCACAAGGCGACGGGCGAGGCCGTGGAGGCAAAAAAACTTGATTTCAAACTTTAATCATTAAAGCACTATGGCAATACAGGCAAGTGGCAGAGCCACATTCACAAAGATTATTGACGGTGTGAGCGGTGTGTTCACCCTCACTCCGACGTACGGCACGCAGGTGATCAGCAAGGACCCGAAGAGCTGGGCACCTGACTTTGGGGCAAGGCCGAACATGATCACCCCCTCGTTGAAGATTCTCGGTATCGGTGACACCGGCAATCAGATCAAGGGCAAGTGCACGTGGAAGATCAACGGAGCGGCCATCAACGGCACGACGGAGGTATCTCTGGACTCTACGGGCGGTTACGCCTTGAAGATCTCACACAACTTCAACTCGGCAGTGCTGATAGAGTGTTCCTACACATGGACTCATCCTGCAACCAAGCAGCAGGTGACGTTCGACGCCTCACTGCCTGTCCCGGTAGTGGAGAATGCGGGCACGATGATCATGGCGCTCATCACGCCGTTGAGCACCGACCGTTTTCAGACAACGGCAGGCGCAGCGCAGACTCTTTCTTTTGACGGCGCTATGATACGCGGCGGCGCGGAGGACAAGACTGGCGTGAGCTACAAGTGGCAGATATGGGGCCCCAAGTCGGGAAAGTTTGCGGACATCCCCGACAACGGCACGCTGACGGACGCAAGCTGCGGACTGCCGACGGGCGTGAAGCTGTTTACCTTCGGTGCGAACAGGAAGACGATCACCGTTGACAGCCGTGCCGTGGTGAACGTGGGCAGTCTTAAACTCATCGTCACCGACACGGACCCGAACAGCACGACATCGGGGAAGACGGCCGAATATGTGAAGGGGCTGATCGACGACACCGATCCTATAGATCTTGAGATGTTACAGCTTGACGGCGGGAGCATCACAGCGGGCGGCACGGGGAACCGGATGTGTCTTGCCATCTCCCAGGGCAACAAGGACTGGAGCGACGACGACTACGTGGGCAAGACGCTGGCCTTCTACCGCGAGACGGCGGCACATGCCAAGGACGCTACCTTTGCGCCGCCTGCGTCGGAATTCCCGGGGTGGTCTGTGGACGGCACGAACCATGTGGTGAAGCGTACATTCACGACGGACGCGAAGGGAACGGCAGGCAACCGCACGGTGACGATCAAATACGGACATCTGCTTGCTGACTCGGTACAGACGAGTTTCAGCGGATACGTGGACTATTAATTAATATCAACAATAAACAGCATAAGAGCTATGGCAATAAAGGGAACGGGACGGACGACATTCACGAAGGCGGAAGACTACTCGACAGTCTTCCGCCTGAACGGCGTGCGTTGCGAGATATTGAACTTCGATATGGTGAAGGGGACGGAGAGGGCGACATTCGAGGCAGACTTCCTCAACGGCACGGAACCATGCACTGTGACGAGGGCAGTCATCACGTGCTACGCCGCTGACGGGTCGGTACTGGGCTCACCCATCGAGGTGAATGACACCAGCGCAGCCGTGGTGGACGGCGGCAACCTCTATCTGAGCAAGGACTGCAAGAGCATAGCGTGCGATGCGTACTTAGGCAGCAGGAAGATATGCAGCTCCGCAATAACCGTGGTACGGAACGGCGAGAGCGTGAGCGTGAAGAGCGTGACATACAAGTATATTAACAACGCGGATGCGAACGCGAGCCTTAACTGGGACACGGCGGCATCCTCGGCCACATTCCCGACGGTGAGGCCTGACAAAGGCAAATATATGTATGTGATGACCATCGTGAAGTACACGGACGGAAGCAGTACTAACTCAGTGAGCACGAGCTACACTCCGACGGACGGCGCTCCTGCAACGGTGTACACGATAGAGCCTTGGGGCAGCATCAGTGCTTCGGGTACGCTCAAGGACGCCAATACGGTCACGGTGACTGTCAAGGGCAACGTGAAGGCCTACAAGACGACGGGCGACAGGAAGGAGGAATACAGCTCGCAGCCGCAGAGCTGGCGGCTGAGCATTGGCGGCACCAACTACGACGGCACCGCAACGTTCGACAACAACGCGAGCAACAACATCATCAGCTTCTCGCTGACGCAGGATTACAGCATCAGCGGCACCGTGCCCGGGTCGGCCTGCATTGCCCTTTTCTCGGACAGCTCTCACTCAAAGCAGCTCGCCTCGCTCATCGTGCCCGTCTCGCTCAATGCAGGCGCGATCCAAGACATCAACGCCAAGCTGGGCACGATACAGAATACCACGACGAACATGCAGAACACCGTGAACGGGATGCACGGCACGATAGAGACCATCAGGCAGGGGCAGGGGGAAATCAACCTCAAGGTGCAGGACTTGCAGAACGGAGGAATAGACACGGGCAAGCCGCACACAAGCTCGCAGGTGGATTTCAGAACGCTTGACGACAATAACTTCTACCCTGTAATGATATTTGCCAATGATGAAGAGGGCTTGCGGCGTACCGTGGAGATAAGCAGGCCGCCTGATGCTGCCTACGGAACCGGGAAGAGCTATATGACCCACGGGGGCGGTTTCTCCTTCCGACTGGTATTCTCGGACATAGGTAATAAATGGGGCAGCTTTGAAGCGGGGCAGCTGCGCATAGAGAGCATATCGCAATTTTGGACAGCACCGTCAGACACGCCCATATGTCCGAAGATAGATCAGTATTATCCTTTCTCATTCATGGTCGCGTGGCTTAGGGGCGGGTCAAAATACAACGTCTCGGTTGACTGCGCGGATGCTTACATCAGCGGTATATGGCCTTATATGATGCAGATAGCCTCCAATCCGTCGTGGGTGCCCGACGCTGTAAGGATTGCGCCCGATACATGGACGGCCGAGCAGGTAAACGCACAAGGAGGGAACCCTTATAATCTGCTGAAACATGACAGCGGAGGCTTCTACGCTGACACGGATAATGAGCATCTTTATAGATTCGGGAGCATAACAGCCGGGATTACGCTTGCCATCGTCGGGCAGCCGAAAGACAGCAGGCAGTGGTTCGTGGCTACGTGGCGTATCACGAGCGTGAGCGGGTCAAGGATCTATGTTGACACATCTACCTATGGCCTCTTGTGGCAGACGCAGAACCCTCTCGGAATCAGAATGAACTTGTTAGGCTATATCAAGAAGGGCGTGTCATATTCTAAGTCTACATGGGACTCAGAAAAGGGCTTCGGCACGTCTGAGAATTTGGATAACACGGCCGTGCACGCCAACTGGGTTGCACCCAGTTCTATCCTCGTAATCGGAAAAGAGTCGAGCGCCACCAATGGAGTATATCGGGACCGTGCCGTTCTTGAGACTGTTAAGACATGCGAGGAAGACAGCAGCGTGTCGTTCTACAGCGGGACTTACTTTGACGTATCACCTTTGTACGGCACGGACGGGCGGAGGAACGTAAAGCCTGACCTGCTGGCGACGGGGGTAGACATCAAGAGCCACAGGATAGTTGCCACGGCGGACAACTTCACGGTGCGGAACAACAGCGGGGATCAGACTTTCTCGATTGACAGGGACGGAAATATCACAGGCAGCGGCAATGCCTCGTTCAGGGGTAAGGTGTATGCGTCAGGAGGCGAGTTCACAGGAACCGTGACCGCGGCCAAAATCTACGGTGCGTACATCAGCGGCGGCGCCATCACCGGCACCATCGTCACCGGCACCACCATCACCGGCTCTGCCATCACGTCAACATCAGCCGACGGAAAGAGCGTGACGAAGATAACAGGCGGTCAGCTGACAACGGGAACGACGAACAAGCTGATCATCGACACGCCGGGCAATGAGCCGGGCGGTGTGCTGCGCATCACGCAAAACGGCGACGATGTTGTCAAGCTCGGTGTTACGGATACCACGGGAAAGGCATACACTGACATCAAGGGCGCATGGAAAAACGAGAAGATAGCCAGGAATGTATGCACCGGCCCGTATCTCATGTTAGGTCAGTGGGCCGGACAGGGGCATGGTGAAGACCGTAACACGTTTTCCTTCCTGTCCAAGAACTTCATGTATGTCAAGCATATTGACGCGGAGTTTTTAAATGCCGGAGGCATGAGAATGACTCCGATCACTTTGGAGGATATTGATTTTGTCCATTTCAGGGGGCTCAAAGATATTGATGAGGCGTATATGCAATTTCACGGATACTCGCAGTATAATCACCCTTCGGAGCTGTACTTCTGGAACTCGTCAGAGATAACCTTCGACCTCGGCGACCCTGCGGAGCATGACGACCGCGGCCTTGTCAAGAATGCGGGGCGCATCCTGTTTATCTGGCAGATGGGCGCGAGGATCATCTTCAAGGGTACGCCGAACCCGACGTCGGGGAATACGGCAGCGTGCATGTATCTGGGCCGGAAGATCCGGGGGGAAACCTCAATTGACAGTGACTGCCTCGGTCAGCTCAATATTCTTATGAGCGACGGCAAGCACTGGGTAATGCACTACATGAATGATTGAGATGCACCGTTTTTCCCGCCTTGGGAAGGCGTGGCACGGGACGGCGGCGGGAACGGAGACAAGCAAGTAGGCAACCGGGTGTTCTCAATGCCTTTGCCCGGATAACCATTTGAACAAACAAATTAAACACCATACAGTTATGATAACAGCGACAAGGGGGGCAGTGGTTCCCCATAACAATCAGCAACATCCAGTACGGAGGGGGTAGGGACTTACACCCGTTAGCTGATATACATGCCAATCAAACTAAAAGATCCCCGGCACGGCTCAGTGTGTCGGGGATCGATGTAATAATTAAAGAAAAAGTGAGTAAATTGGGCGTATTTTCAAAGACTTGTCATCCTCATTATCTTTGCATAAAAAAACGAAGATAATGACGGATTCTATGTACGACATAGTTAAGAATACGATGATAAGCATCTTCCTTGCCGTGATTGCTTATCTCAGACCTCTGCAGGGGGAGCTGAGCTCTCTCTTCCTAATTTTTTTCGCCAACTTCATCTTTGGCTATCTCTCCGGGATGATCGCCAACAAGGAGGATTTCGAGTTTAAGAAAGCAGCCCGGTGCATCGGGGAGGCAACAGTGTTTTTCGTCTTCTGTACCTGCATCTATGCGATAGGGAAATTCAAGAATCAGGAGGAGGGAGCGCTGCAGTGCGTGAGCTATGTGACCTATGTGGTGATCTACTTCTATGGGCTGAACATCATCAAGAACTGCAAGAAGATCTTCAAGGAAGGCTCGACGCCATGGCTGATATTCGCCTTTCTGTACTACGTGCTGAGATTCGAGTTCATCGAGAGAATTCCATATTTAAAATCATATTTAAACACAAAAAGCGATGAAGAAGGTATCAAAGACACTGATAGAGCATGTCAAACAGGCCGAGGGATTGGAACTGACTGCGTACAAAAAAAGTGATGACACGTGGACGATCGGCTATGGCCATACCAAGGGCGTACGCCAATACGACAGAATATGCGAGAGTGAGGCGGAACGCTACCTGCTGAGTGACCTTGCTCCTATCGAGAAGTTCCTGTCAGCTATTCCACAGGTGAGGACGCAAGGGCAGTTCGACGCGCTCGTTGACTTCGCCTTCAATCTCGGACTCGACGCACTGAAGAATTCCACGCTCTTCAAATACGTCAAGGCAGGGCGCCCGGTAGCAGAGATACAAGCGCAGTTCCACAGATGGATACACTGCAAAGGAGCTGTCCTCGACGGATTGGTGAAACGTAGAGAGTGGGAGGCACAGAGATATGCGCAGTAGATTTGTACTTATAATCACTTGCGCCATTACTCTGCTCTTCTATTCATGTGCTGCCAAGCGTGTTGTAGTCCCGGAGATTCATGAGCGCATCATCCATCAGCGTGATACGGTGTACCGCACGGACAGCGTGGTATCGAACAATACGACCATCATCCAACAGGCAGACTCTGCGATGATGGCCAGCTATGGCATCCGTATCAGTAAGATAGAGAAGGCATGGCTGGTGAAGCAGAACCAAGACACGCACAGCAACAGCGCCGTCAGGTTTATCATGCGGAAAGACAGCATCGTGCATGACACCATACCACAGTACGTTCCAAAGAATGTCTATGTAGAAAAGAAGTTGCCATGGTACAAAAATGTGCTGATAACTCTTGGAGGATGGGGGGCGTTTATACTGATAGCTTATCTGTTTGGTACTTTAATCGATAGAACAAGGAAATAAAAAATATGCCTGGTAATACTGAGAAATTCCGTGCGGAGATTGAGCTGAACTCACGTCAGGCCCAATCAGAATTGAAGAAGTTGGAGGATCAGCAAAAGCGGATGAAGGAGCAGCAGAAGGCGCTTTATGCATCGTCGTCTGCAAAGAACCATCAGCTGGCCGCTGACATGCAGAAGGACATTGATAGCGTTTCCTCGAAGATTAGGGAGCAGAAGAAGTATATCAATGGGCTTTCGACGTCAGTCAAAGACCTCTCGCAGGCGAGTTATAAAGAACTCGCCCAGACGGTGCGTGCGCTCAACAAAGAGCTGCGATCGGGTAATGTCGCACGGAACTCAAAGGAATACAAGGCTCTCGCCGACCGCATCAAGGCCTGCCGAGCTGAGATGCAGAAGATGAATGAGGCAACAAGAGAACAGCCAAGCGCCTTCGGCAAAATCGCTGATAAGCTCAACCGCTACCAGACGGCACTCGCGGGTGTGGCGGCAAGTATCGCTGGCATCACCATGACCATCCGCAACTCGGTGCAGGACTATGCCGAAATGGACGAACAAATGGTAGACGTGCAGAAATACACGGGTATGGCAAAAGACCAGGTGGTGGCTCTCAACGAGGAGTTCAAGAAGATGAACACGCGCACGGGACGGGACCAGCTGAACCAGCTTGCTGGTGCCGCCGGTCGGCTCGGTATCAGCTCGCAGAAAGGGGCAAAAGACTTTGTCGACGCAGCCGACAAGATCAATGTAGCCCTCGGCGATGACCTCGGTGACGATGCCGTGGCGCAGATAGGCAAGATGGCCATGGCTTTCGACGAGGATGACAAGCACGGGCTGAACAAGGCTATGCTGATGACAGGCTCGTGCATCAACGAGCTGTCACAGTCGTCGTCTGCAAGTGGCGGTTATCTTGTGGATTTTGCCGCAAGATTGTCAGGCGTGGCAAAACAAGCCGGGCTGACCATCCCGCAGATTATGTCATTCGGCTCAGTCCTCGACCAAAACATGCAGGAGGTGGAGGTGTCGGCCACTTCGCTCAAACAGTTGATTACGGCAATGTTCAAGGAGCCCGCCAAGTTCGCACAGCTCGCCGGCATGGACGTGAAGAAGTTCTCGAACCTGCTGAAGACGGATGCCAACCAAGCATTGTTGCAGTTCTTCGCAACGATGAAGGGGCAGGGAGGCTTTGACAAACTCGCTCCTATGTTTGACCAGATGGGATTGTCGGGCAGCCGTGCCGTGCAGGTGCTCTCGGTACTGGCCAACAAACTCGACGATGTGGTGACAGCCGAGAACACGGCCAACTCTGCTTATGCGTCCGGACAGTCGGTGTTGGATGAGTTCAACCGTGCTAACGAAAGCGCACAGGCACAATTGGACAAGGCCAAGAAGCATTTCAAGGATCTAAGCATAGAGCTCGGTGAGCAGCTCATGCCGGTGGTGAAATATACCATCACTGGTGCGTCGGCCCTGGTGCATACGCTTGCTGTCATCGTGCCATGGCTGAAGAATAACATAGGGCTGATAGCCAAGCTAGCCATCGTCATCGGCTCATACTCAGTGGCCACGAAGATTGCGGCCAACTGGACCAAGATCATGACCGTATGGCAGGCACGCAAGACCATTCTCGACAAAGCAGAAGTGGCGTGGAACAAGGCCAAAACCGTGGCCATCGGGCTCTATACGCTGGCCGTAGGCGCCCTGCAGAAGGATACCGTGGCACTGACCGCGGCGCAGGCGGAGCTCAATGCCGTGACAAAAGCCAACCCATGGGGATTGTTGGCATCGGTCCTTGCCACCGTAGCCGTGGGCATTGTCAGTCTGATAGGGTACTTCAGTGACCTGAGCAAGAAGCAGAAAGAAGCAGCTTTGGCCAATAACACATATCTACAGGGGCAAAAAGCACTGCAGGATATAAACAAACAGGCCAACCAAGAGACGGCTGCTGAAATAACAAGAATGAAGCTTCTGGAGCAGACGCTGAATAATACAAACGTTAAATATGAACTAAGAAAAAGGGCACTCGGAGAGATAAAGAAGATTGTACCAAGCTACCATGCTGAGCTGACAAAGGAGGGGAGGTTAATTAACAACAACTCTGTAGTCTTATCAAGATATTGCAATAACTTGATTGCTGCAGCCAGGGCACAGGCTGCGTTCAATAAGCTGACAGCTATCCAAGGGAATACAATGAACCATGAGACAACATTGAACAAACGACAGGGTAATCAACGCTATGTTATCAACAAGTTGTCTGATATGGGTATTGATCCGGATCAGAATTATGCCGTTGGATGGACTGGTGGAAAGGCACAGCTCACCACAGACGGCAAGAATTACATAACACTGTCTCGTGAACAATATGTGCAATATCAGTCATTGATGAAGCTGTACGATTATAACAATAAGAGAATTGCGCAAGAAAAGACCATCATCGCAAATAACAATACAATATCAGCTCAGATTCAGAAGCAGGTGCAAGGAGTATCTGCCATAAGTAAAAACGAGGGTGGCACAACAGTAAAGGAGCCAAAAGGCATGACATCGACGTATACAGACCCGAAGGTGATAAAAGCACGTCAAAAAGCCGCTGCCAAGGCTGAGCGAGAGCAGAAGCAGAGACAGCGTGCCGCCGAGAAGGCACGCAAGGAAGCCTTGAAGAAAGAGGTGGACGAGGTCAAGGCAAGCTATTCTGAAGAGCTTGCCGCTACCATGACAGCATACTCTAAAGGCGATATCGCATACTCCGACTATATCGAGGCACGGCACAAAGCGGCCATAAGCTATTACGACAAGCTGAAAATCATCTATGGCGAGAACTCTGAGGAGTACAAGAAGCTCCTCGATGACCGAGCTAAGGCCGATCAGGATTACCAAGACCAGCGCAACGATATTCAACGTCAGGACATGGAACGCGACCATCTGCTGCGTGAAGAATCTTTCCGGAAGCAATATTACGATAAGACGAATGCCATAGCCTATCAGAACGAGCGTCTGCTGGACGAGAACCTCTTCCAGGAGAAGATACGGTACATCCAACAGCAGCAGTCGCTCTATAGCGCAGGGTCGAAAGAATGGCACGGACTGGAATTGCAGCGTACAAAGGAAGAGAATGAGCACCGGATGCAGCTGCAGGAAGACTATGAGAAGCAACTGCTGGAGTACCGCAAGGAGATGGGGAAGACTAACCTCGCCGAGCAGGAGATTCTTGAGAAGGAAGGTATCACGCGGATGTTTGATGTACTAAAAGTGACCGGGCAGATGACACAAGAGGAATATGATGCCATCATCAAGCACATCAAAAATAAATATAAGGATCTGCGGGCAGAGCAGAACTCTGACAAGTTTCTGCGCCAGCAAGGCGCCGACGCGCTGCAAAAAGCCAAGAATAGGGCTAACGTCGACGATGACAATAGCATATACAACAATGATAATCCGGCTATCTCCACATTTGCAGCTTTCGACACCGTAAAACAGCAGCAGGCAGTCAATGAGAAGCTGATGGAGCTCTACAATACCGATGAGATTACTTTCGCGCAGTACCAGGAAGCGAAAAAGCAGCTCAGTCAGGAAACGACGGATAAGATGATCGCCGCCGCACAGGCAGCCTTCAGTGGCATCAGCAATCTCATGGGCACGGCATCGTCCTACGCTCAGGTGTGCAGCGATTTGGAGACGGCAAAAATCTCAGCCAACTATCAAAAGCAGATAGACGCGGCGGGGAACAACTCGAAAAAGAAGGAACGCCTCGAAAAAAAGCGGGATAAGGAGCTGGCCAAGGTCAAGACTAAAGCCAACAAGAAGGCCATGAAGATAGAGATAGCGCAGGCGCTCGCTTCAACGGCTCTTGCTGCCATCAACGCCTATGCGTCAGGTTCTAAGATTAACGTGTGGCTCGGTCCCGTAGCAGCTGCTATGGCCACCGCTGCCGGCATGATGCAGATCGCCACTATCAAGAAGCAGCACCAGGCAGAGGAAGCGGGATATTATATCGGCGGTTTTACCGGCGGCAAGGACTATCGCAAGAAGGCAGGCGTCGTTCATGAGGGTGAATTTGTGGCCAACCATGAGGCGGTGAACAACAATAGCATCAGTCCCGTCTTCTCACTGATCGACGAGGCGCAGAAAAACAACCGCGTGGCATCGCTCACCGCTGATGACGTGACACGGACATTGGGGAATGGTAGCAGTACTGCCATCGTAAATGCGCCAAAGGTCAGCATCACCACGGACAACAGCGATATAGAAGGCACGCTGCTCAAGACCAACGAGACGCTCAGCAAACTCGGGCAGGCCATTGATGACGGTATCGACGTGTCGATGGAGAAGTTCAAGCGAGCTGAGAGACATTGGAACCATCTGCAAAACAATAAATAAGATACGCTATGATAGTATGTACGCTCAATGGCAAGAAGGCCTATCCTCTTACCACGCAGAATATAAAGATTACCATGGAGAACGAATACGTGAAGTCGTCAGGTTCCTACACCTACGACATCACGTTTCCCCTGGCCATTGCCGCGAACCGGGAGGTCTTCGGCAACGTGCAGCGCCTTGATGTGCACAAGAAAATTGCGGATTTCGAGAAGTGCTTCTTGTATGCTGCCAACAGACTCGTGATGAGCGGCAAGGGAATCGTAACGGCCATCACTAAGGACGAGGTGAAATTGCAGATCACAGCCGGGAAAAGCAGGGTGAAGTACAACTCAAAGTTCGAGAAGCACTTTATCGATGAGATAGACTATCCGGAAATAGTCTTGGACTCCGGACTTGACACTGCCATGCTACAGCGGTTTGGATTCAATCCGCCATATAAAATATCAACGTTGAAGAACTATGCCCTGCATATTGACCTAAGCAGCTCCAATATTGTCGGACAGAAAGGCGTGGCCATTTTGTCTACAATACATGATGAGAGTAATTCCGTGTTGGCTAACAGAGTTGTAACATTCAAAGGAGATATGAAGGCAAACGGGCATAAGGAAAAGGGCACTTTCCATTTTATGTATAACCTTGCGCCGATGCCTTACTTATTTTATATTTTAAAAAAGGTGATGGACTATGAGGGATATCACATATCTGCCAATGATCTGGACAAAGATCCATGGAACCGTCTGGTGATCGTATCTGGGTGCAGAACCGGGAAGATAAAAGACGCGCTGCCACATTGGACAGTCTACAAGTTCTTGGATGAGTTTCGGAAATTATTCAATGCTTCATTCATTTTTGATGAGACAGCCAAAACGGTAAAGATCAAGGCTACAAATGAGCTGCTCGCAAAAGGCGTGGTCACATATGAGGCAGAAGATGACTTTAACGTAGAACACGACGAGGAAGGGAGCCTCGAGAACTTGGTGACATCAAATGTGTCCTATGCCTTCGACGATGCATCTGACAGAGACTTCAGAGAGTTCATCTCACAAGATGTATTCAAAGACTACGAGACCATTGAATATGGCACGCGCAAAGAAATGCTGGATGCCATCGAGAAGATGACAGCCAGAGAGCAGCGCACAAAAATATTCAAGCAGGGCGGAAATTATTATATCTACGCTGAACTGCCTGTGGACGGGAACCCCGAGAACGAGAATCTGTCTTGGCAATTAACACAATGCGGTTTCTTCAATCCCATCATCAGGGATATCAAGAGTGATAACCAGGAAGAGATCGCCATTTGCCCGGCTGCCATGATACAGCATCGCAACCAGAATGATGATGAGAAAAGAAACATATGGGGCTCACCTTTCGGAGGACCGGCACCATGGATGATTATGCCATCCGTAACAAATGAGAAGCAAGCAGCTTTGGAAAACATGCAGGTAGATGATGACGGAGATTATTACTATACTGTACAGGATGCCATGCAGGGATCTTCGGAGTCTAAAGACGAAAAGAGTACAGATGATACAAGTATGCCCGTCGCATTCCAAGCAGATTGTGTCGTCAATCTAAAAGCGCACAAAGCTGTGAAGGCTTCCGGCAGACTCGATAATGAGGATTTGAATTATAGAGTGCCCGTATTATACACTGATTATCGATGGTTCCCAACTTATATCGTCAACACTGAGAGCGGAAGCCTGTCTTTGGAAAATACTCCGGTAACAACAGGCAGACGCTTTGGCAACATGAGAGGCGCAACAAGCGAAAAAGAATTCAAGACCTTGAATATAAACGCTAAAGACGAGATTGCCATCAAGTTCCTGACAGACGACGTACCCGATCCGACCATGCTTTATATGTTCTGGAACAAGAAGTATATATGCAGCAAGATAGAGATGACCGTCAAAGATGATGGCATCGAGAAAGAGAAGACGGGATACTTCTACGAGTTTTAGAATATTTGTACTACTTATATTGTAATATGTAATTTCGTCGGGGAGCGGTGAGTGATCATAGCTCCCCTTTGAAGTGCTTGGTCTCGTCATGGGCATAACGGGTATTCTTCAGATATTTGTTGGTGACGCTGACATCGGTATGCCGCGCCTGATCCCTGGCCACAACAATCCCTTCGGCATTGGCAAGGTCACGGATACCGGAGTCCTTCAGACTGTAGAACTGGTAGGACATCGGCCACCCCAAGGCTTTCCGGATCTTCGCCCACTCATAGCGGAACTGATTGATGTAGGACTGCTCCGGACCGGGGGTAAGGTCACGGGATATCAGATAGTGGTGGGAGGGATGGTCAAAGACACGCTGGTCGAGCATGATCCTTATCACCTGGTCATTGAGGGCGACATACTGTCCCTTGCGGTTCTTGGCGAACTCAGGGTGGACATAGACCGTCTGATCCTTGATGCTGATATCCCCAATCTTCACATAGCGCAGCTCATCAGGGCGGATGAAACAGTAATACTCCATCATGCAGGCGAGATAGAAAGCCGGATTATGCTCCAGCCCGTAGATTTTCAATCGCCGCAGTTCCTTCTGCGGGATAGGATCGCGTTTCTTATCCTCTTCCTTGAGCATGTGGATGTCCTCAATGAAATTGGCGTCGATGTACTGCCGCTCTTTGAGCCAGGTGGCAAAAGTGGAAAACCAGGTGCGATAGTTGTTGCGTGTCTTGGCAGAGACATCCTTGTCAAGGATAAGATAGTCAAGGAAGTCTATCACGAAAGTCTTGTCGAACTGATAGACAAACTGGATGCTAACGCCTGACTCTTTAAGATAGATGCGCAGCTGCTTGAGTCGGCTACGATAGTCTACAGCCGTTTTGTGTTTCAGAATGCCTTTCCCCTCAGCAATCAGCGTGTAATCCTCATATTTCTTCAAAACATCTGAGAACGCTGTCAGGCGACGCGTATTCTTCGTGGCGATGAAGGGGTTCCACCCGTTCTTTAGCTTTTCCGTGAGATTGTTGACGAGGATAGCACCCATCGTATCGCGTTCACGTTTGGACGAATATCTGCCAAGCATGTACTTTTTTCTACGCATGGAATCGCTGCAAGGGTCATAAACAAAGAAGTCGACGAACCAAGTCTTACCCTTATGGAGCTTAGGGTAAGTAAAACCTGAGAGCTTGTTATTAGTAAGAAGTTCCTTTTTTGTAGAGCACAT